CGACAAACGGTGACCAATACTTTATGTATCGGGTAGCCGGGGATTAGGTTGACACCCAGCGATGGGTGACCGACCGACAACCTTAAACCTTACAGTTAATTTCATATGAAACGAACCGCTAAGTCCACTGGGGATAAACCCAGAAGGAAAGGCAGGGTTGGAGGGAAGAAACAGAATCTGTCTGGATCTAAGAACTGGGAATTTAAACCCAGATTAAAGAATGAAGCAATAGTGCTTCATTCAATTCTTAGTATTTACGAAATTTCCTTTTATGAGGAAATTGTAAATAATATCCGAGACTTGATTACTTCATTAATTAGAAACCACGGTTTTACCGATGGTCCTAAACGGTATAATGTTATTAAACAGTATACCATTGATTTGATCGAGCTTAGAAATCCAGAAAACCCAGGGTGGTTATCCACTTCTGAGGTTCATAGAGTTCCCAGCAAGCTTGGCATCAACATGGTCAAGCTTGTCGTTGATTATCTGACATGTAATGACACCGCTATGCGGCATAAGTACTATCAGGTTATCATCACGATTCTAAATATTTCTAGAATCATTGATGGCTTAGTCGATGCAGACTTTAAGTCTGTAACTGACAAAGCCAGCCCGATTAATGAAAGTCTTCTAAGTGACTTCTCTACATATGTAAAGAAGAAACTAGAACCATACAAATATGATATCCATGAGGTTAATTTAAGTTCTTATAAAATTAATTTTAAAAAGAACGGCCCTAACGGGCAACCGAAACTGGAATCATCTGAGATGGAAGCTGTTTCTTTACTTAAAGATAAACAGTTAGCCCAACCGTTCAAAATATTTTGTACGGAAATGGGAATTGATCATCTTCCTCTTTATGTGGAAGGCTTAGCCAACCAGGCTATGGCTACGCATAAAGAATCTAGCGAACCCAATAAGGAGAACAGAGCTTGCTTACGCAAGCTAGTCACTATCCCTGATTCAGGAATGAAAACAAGGATTGTTGCTATAGTCGACTTTTGGACTCAGTTAGCACTTGAACCCTTTAGGGATCATGTACAAACTGTCATTCGTAAGTTGTATAAAAATACAGATTTTCGAATGAGCCAAGATAGCGGCGTTGCCGCTATGGTGGATTTCCAAAGAAGATGTATAGAGGAGGAACGAGTAAATGATCAATCGCTTAATATTAAGGGATTGAAATTCTACGACATTTCCTCTTGGACCGATAGATTTCACCGCGATCTACAAAAGATCGTTGTGAAAGAGCTATATGGTTCCAGATTAGCCCAAGCATGGGCACAGTTAACTGTGCACTGCTCTTGGAATGTAGGTAACACTGGACGTACTTTAAAGTACGGACAGGGTCAAGGTATGGGTACCAACGGATCTTTTGATGTTGCTACTCTTACCGATCATCTTTTAATCAATATGATTTATGATGAATACTATGAGAATAAACACTTTAGAGTGTTAGACTCATACGGAAAGGTTGGTGACGATTTATGGATCTATGATCCAGAAGACCGTTACCCTAAGATATGTGAACAAATTAATTTGCCCATTAATCTTAGCAAATCAAAGGAATTCCGCGACGGACTCGGCTCAGTAGCCGAGTTCTGTAGTAGAACCTTTATCGATGGATGTGATGTATCTCGGATTAGTCCGAATATCATCTCTAAATCCAAAGATTTCCGCTACATTCCCTTATTGCTGGCATTCTGTTCCTCTAGAGGGGTTCAGCTTGAACGTTCGTCTTTCTCAATGCTTGAGAATATTCCCAAGCAAGGGACTGAGTCATACTATGACAAGCTTCAACCGTGGATAATCTCGGTTTATACCGTGTCATCTACCGTTTCCGATAGTCTAACATTAGATTATCTTGAGGCTGGTAATTGGATCACAGAGAATACAAAAAGTATTTTAAGCGACCAAGCCACATTATTTAGAATTCAGTTAGCAAGGTGTATAACCTCGCTTGTCGAATCCTATAGTGACATCATAGCAAAGATCTCTGAGACGATTGAAGGTGAAGGGGACTTATCAATGGAAGACATATTTCAACTTTCCTTAGGAAGGTTTGATATGTTC